CCTCGGGATTATTTATTAAGAGGCAAATACACCACTGGTGCATTTAATAGAACAAAATTAATTCTTTATGATGCACCCATGATGAATTTAATAAAAGATTATGAAAAAGCTGGGTCAGCACAGAAGAAAATAATTCAAGAAAAAATAAAAACATTGCATAATAAGTTTAATGCTTCTTTTGATGATTATGTTAAAGATTTTCAACCCACTTTTGATAAAAAGGGGAAATTTGAATGGAAATATTCTAAACCATCTCCTTTTGCCAAAAAAACAGTTCACAAGTACGATATAAGCCCTCAAATTGCTCAAGAAGAGATAGCCAGAGGAGCAGTAGGATTTAAGGAAGCGGCTACTTTTGAAGGTACAAAGGGAGAAAGAAAAGCTATTGGAATACTTCAAGAAAAACAAAATAAATTTTTAAATTTACTTTCTAAGAATATAGATGAATTAGACATATCGACTAGAAATATTTTAGCAAAAGTTAATGGTTGTCCTGTTAATGCAAGTTCTGGCGGACGTATAGGATTTAGTCCTGGAGGCGTTGTTGATTGCTTAAAAAGTAAATTAAACAAAGACCCTAAATTATTTTTACAAAACATGGGTTCAGCGGCGGTTAAAACTAAAAATACTAATTTTTTAAAATTTCTTAAAGGCGCCAGAACAGTTGCAAAAGGCACAGGTATTTTTGCTTTGTGGGAAGCGGCTTTTGCTCCATTAATTATGGGATGGATGGCTACTGAAGGAGAAAGTTGGGAACGAATGAAACATGACCTTTCTTATGGTCCTATTTTAGAAGCACTTGGAGTTCCACCAAAATATGTTCCAGGTAAAAGTGAAAAAGAAGAATTAAAAGAACATATGGGTGAAACAGGTTTTAATGTAGATCAACTTCTTAACTTATTTGGAGAATCTAAATTCGTCCCTGACTGGGATCCATCAGGAACAAAACAAAGACATGAATATATTCCAGGAGAAAGAGATTGGCTTGTTCAGGAATTAAATGAAGAAATTAATAGAAGTGCCAATATAGGTGGAAAAGAAGGAAGAAAAAGTTATAAACAATTTCAAATTGAACAACAACTTAAAAAATTAGATGAGAGGGGTAGAAAACTTGTTGATCTTTTTTATGAAGGTCCTGCAGGTCAACAATACTTTGATTCAGAAAAATGGATGGCGGGGGAACAAGCGCGGACAGAAGGTTTAGCTTCTCTTGAAGCAGCTAAAGCAGCGAACTTAAAAGAATATAGAGAAAAAAGATATGTAGTGCCAGAAAATTGGTGGGATGATCAGATGGGAAGAAGATATGCAGAGGGAGGCATAGTTAGTTTATTAAAGAAAAAATGAAAAANCCAACATTAACCAAAAATATGAGGCACGTGAAATGGAAAGCAATCCCGCCTTTGAAGGGTCCAAATCCCGAAGGGTTGCGAAAAGATAAGAAACAAGATACAAAGAAACTGGAGAGTTTAAATGGCAGATATAGATAAAGGACTCCCGAATATAAAAACTCCACTTCCTGGAGGCGCAGAGGAAGTCACGGATGTTAATATTGCGGAAGTTCCATTAAAAGGACCAGTAGAAGTTACCCCTGAAGACGATGGTGGGGCGACGATCGATTTTGATCCGAGTGCCAATTTAAAAATTCCAGGAACCGAAAATCATTTTGATAATTTAGCGGATCTTCTTCCAGACGATGTTTTAGATCCCATTGGTAGTGAACTACGTTATCAGTATCAGGATAATAAAACTTCCCGAAAAGAATGGGAACAATCTTACACAAAAGGTTTAGATCTTTTAGGATTTAAATATGTTAACAGAACCGAACCTTTTCAAGGCGCAAGTGGTGCGACGCACCCCGTGCTGGCAGAAGCCGTAACCCAATTCCAAGCAACCGCTTACAAAGAACTTTTTCCATCGGATGGTCCTGTTAGAACTCAGATTCTAGGGATGACGAATCCTGGAAAGGTACAGCAAGCGGAACGCGTTAAAGATTTCATGAACTATCAGATCATGGATCAGATGAAGGAATACGAACCTGAATTTGATTCGATGTTATTTCATTTACCTTTAGCAGGTTCCACTTTCAAAAAAGTTTATTACGACGATCTTTTACAACGAGGCGTTTCTAAATTCGTTCCAGCCGATGATGTGGTTGTGCCTTACACGGCTACTTCACTTGCGGATGCAGAATCTATTACGCATGTTATTAAAATTTCAGAAAACGATGTAAGGAAACAACAGGTTTCAGGATTTTACAGCGATATTGAATTAGGTAAACCAGGAACGATTGTTCAAGAAGAACTAAAAGAAAAAGAAAGAGAATTAGAAGGGACTCAACGAACAGGACGACCCCAAAATATTTATACCCTATTAGAATGCCATATAGATTTAGATCTAGAAGGCTTTGAAGATATTGGTCCAGACGGGGAACCGACTGGTATCAAGCTGCCGTACATCGTAACCATCGATGAAAGCAGCACAAAGGTTCTTTCGATAAGAAGGAACTTCGCGCCCAATGACCCAAAGAAACAAAGAATTCAATACTTTGTCCATTTTAAATTTCTGCCTGGACTCGGATTCTATGGCTTTGGACTCATTCACATGATTGGCGGATTGAGTCGTACCGCAACGGTCGCTCTCCGCCAATTATTAGATGCGGGCACCCTATCGAATTTACCTGCGGGCTTTAAGCAACGTGGGGTCAGAGTTAAAGATGAAGCGTCTCCTATTCAACCAGGAGAATTTAAAGATGTCGACGCACCTGGCGGATCTTTAAAAGATGCCTTCTATCCTTTACCTTATAAAGAACCATCAGCGACTTTATTACAGTTGATGGGAATCGTGGTTCAAGCAGGTCAACGATTTGCTGCCATATCAGAATTACAAACAGGAGAAGGTAATCAACAAGCGGCTGTAGGAACAACCATGGCTCTTCTTGAAAGAGGATCGAAGGTTATGTCCGCGATCCATAAACGACTGTACTTCTCAATGAAGGAAGAATTTAAATTACTCGCTAAAATTATTTCAACGTATCTACCGCCTGAATATCCATATGACGTGGTCGGTGGTGCAAGGACCATTAAGCAAATTGATTTTGACGACCGAATCGATATTCTACCCGTAGCCGATCCAAACATCTTCTCGATGACGCAGAGAATTACTTTGGCTCAAACCGAATTACAATTGGCGATGTCAAATCCTAAAATGCACAATCTTTATATGTCGTATCGAAAAATGTACGAAGCACTGGGGGTCAAGAATATTGATCAAGTTTTACCACCGCCTCCACCTAACGCACCTAAGGATCCGTCTTTAGAAAATATTGATGCGTTGGCAGGGAAACCTTTCCAAGCGTTTCCAGGACAGGATCACCGAGCGCACATTACTGCTCACTTAAATTTTATGGCAACCAACCTGGTGAGAAACAATCCACCAATCATGGGAGCCTTACAGAAGAATATTTTAGAACACATCAGTTTAATGGCAATGGAACAAATCCAAGTCGAGTTCAGCCAGGAAATGATGCAGTTACAACAATTACAGCAACAAGCGCCTATGAATCCACAGGCGGCACAGCAGTTACAACAGCTACAACAGACTATAGAAGGTAGGAAAGCTGTACTAATTGCTGAAATGACTGAAGAATTCATGAAGGAAGAAAAAGCGATTACTTCGCAATTCGACCATGATCCACTACTTAAATTAAAATCTAGAGAAGTTGACTTAAGAGCTATGGACCAACAGCGTAAAAAAGAGTATGATGAAGCTAGGGTTAATATTGACCAGGCTAAACTAGTTCAAGCTAAAGACATTTCAGATGAAAAACTAGAACAGAATGAGGAACTAGCTGAACTAAGAGCCGATACAACCATGGATAAAGCTTATTTACAAGCTGGTACTAAGTTGACTTCTGATAAAATGAAACGTAAAGATGTTAAAACATTAAAAGGAGATAACAGATGACACTATTAACAAAAGGAATGGGAGCTATTCTAAAACAGATAAAAAAAGGTGTAGTAGATAAAAGTATAACATCTAAAGGAGTTGCTAAAGCTTTAAAAAAAGTTGAGAAAAAAGCTAGTAAGTTTGGAGAAAAGGCTATTAAAGAAGCAAGTACCCCAGGAAAAAAACTAAAA